CAGAAACAGTCGAGTTATAGATCAAAGCCCCACGGCATGTGAACGTGGCATTCGTCCAGCTTGTGTTGTTGAACGAAATGTACGCCGTAGGTATGTTGCTTATATTGTTGCCTGAAGTTGGTGAGGTTGAAATCACCAACGTGTTTCCGCCCGCCGTGTACCCAGTACCCGTAATTTCATCGCTTGTAGTGTAAGCAGTGGTAGCGGAATTGAGGTTTGCGGCGGCTGTGTACAAAGCTACTTTAAACGTATTGGGTGTCGTTGGGCCAAAGTTGTGTACTGCCTGAAACAGTTGAACTTTAAAACTTGCCGTTGCTGTTTGAACAATACTCATGTTATGTCACCTGTTGTCGGTATTGCCCAGAACGGTACGCGTCTTGACGCTCCATACCATCACCCAGACGTTTAGCTAGTGCAAGGGCTTCTTTGTACTTGCCATCGTACAACGCGATCAAGTCTTGCTCACCCTTCATGAAGGTGTACGCCTCTACCAGTGAGCCGTACAGCAACACGGAATCAAAGTTATCACCTAACCAAGTATTTACAGCGGTGGTAATGGACTGTGGGTAATAGTAGTAATGAAGCTCTACGGAGTAAGTTGCATCAGGGGTTGGCCCCAAAATAAACGAAAGCTCATTGACATCATTACTCTGCGGGCCAAACAATGCGTAGTACTTGGGGATAGCTGTATCGGTTGGCTGTGGATATGCCTGACGAATAAAGTTAACGTCCTTGTTCAGCAGGTACTCATACGACCCAGTAGCGTCAATCACCGCTAGTGAATACGGAGCCAAGAAGTCAGCAGGGCAAGCCAAGTACTTATTGTTGGCAGATGTAGAACCGGTCACATTCTTTCGAATTGACGGGAACTGCACCGAGTTGTATATACGCTGTTCTGCTTGCTGGATAAACCGGTTAATCTGAGTCGTAGACGATACAGTAGACGAATCCGCAAGGGTAATCGTCGGAAAATTATTTTCCGTGTAAGTCTGTATTGCCGACGAAAGCTCAGAGTAGTTCATGCCATCGGGCCTCTTGCCGTTACACCTTTGGTAGCGCAGCCATTACCACGGGTTTTGATACCATCGGTTTTGGTGGTTTCATCGCCCGCAGATTTGCTTATCGCACCAATGCTGACATCATAAGTGTCTAGCTTGCTGCGGTTTGGCTCTTTACCGGGGTTCTTTTCCACGCTTACGGTTTTACCTGACATGGTGTGTGGTTTGGCGTATGCCGAAGCCGGTTTGTTGTTGATTGCCATGATTTACCCCGTTTTCTGGTTAGCTGCACGGGACAAATTACGACCCACGCGCATGCGGTCTTCACTGGTGGGGCCACCTTTTTTCATGCCCTTGGCATGCATGCGGCTCTCGTGACCCTTAACCATTTTCTTGGCCTCGGTGTCAGCGATCTGCTTTACTTTCTTCGTGTCCATAATTCACTCCTATGAAACCGTTACTGTTACTGTACCAATTTGTACGCCTAACGCCAAGTAATTTGGTGTTAACGCAGCGTCAAAAAACCTAGCCCCGCCAACTGGATTCCAGCCCCATTGAATATCCCTAGAACCGCCAGTCAAATTACCTGCACTATTAACGCCAGCCGTTATGTACGTAGTGTCGTGCCGAGGATTGCGCACCGCTTGCGGGTCATCAACCGGGTACATACCAAGTTGCAACTGCGGCTGATCTGGATCCCAGCAAGACCGGCACACAAGCAAATTGTACGTCTTTGTCTTAATAATTTCCTTGCGTAATTCAGTTAATTTGAACTGCGCACCACACCTATCGCATATGGCAATACTGTTTTTGCCGGATGCAAACCTATTACCCATTTCACGTTCCGCTTCCGATATAGGCTTGACGCGGCACAAAACGCACGGCAGCTTTCTCGCGGTCTTCGTCTGATGCTAATTGCCAAGCCTCGTCATACTGGGATTTAAGTATGTCCAGCCGCTGAGAACCGTTGGGGACTTTGAGCGCCAAGTAGTACGCCAGCCCCGCCACCATGCACGGCAAGAACCGAAACGGCACATCCATTGTGTTCACGCCAGAGCCCGCATCGTCAATACGGCGCAAGCGCCAGTAGACAAACTGGTAAGTCTGGGAGTTATCGGGGGTAGGCCAGACTGTTATAGCAGGCAGGTTTTGTACATACACGCTGGCTCCAGTGGTGTGGGCCACAGCAGTCGTGTTGTTTTGCGCACGGACGCAGTTATATAGGGTATTCCCTGATATGTAACCGTAGCCAATGGTTTCTGAACCAACCAGAATAAACCCGGTGGAGGGTAAATTTGCAGCAGAAGTGACTGCAATTGTGGTGTCGGTTGAAGTAATGGTCGCACTAAGCGTGGTGCCTACCGATGATGTCTGCCCGTCCAAACGCTGAATCCAAACCTGAATGGGCCGGGCTTGTTGCAGCTTGTTGGGAATGGTGGCGTAGGTAGAAACACTGATACGCGTAATGGTCAGGTCGGCTTGGGTGGATGCATTTCCCGCGCCCGTGCGTATTACGTGTTCAAGCAAGTCTACCGTGTCGGTTGGCAGTGGGTAAGTGTTCTGCCCCGGAACCAAATTAATAGTCCCTTGGTCAAACGTCCACATGTTGACGCCACGGTTGGCCCAGTCAGCAAACAGTAAATTCAATGACCGGCGTGCAGTACGCAAGTCATAGCCCGTACGAAGCTCAGAGCCCGCACGCTCAAACGCTTCCTCCACGATTTCCGTGAGGTCAAGGTTGAAGTTAGCGACTCCTGATACGGACATGTTTTACTTCTTCGCGGTTTTTGCAGAATCAATAAACGCTTGAGCAGTGGGCGCACCTTTTTGACCGGGTTTGCGCATCTTCTCACCTCTTGCCCTCTTGGCATTGATATTTGCGTATAACCCGACCTTGCCGCCTTCGGCGTACTGCGTGAAGTCGGTGTTATCCCTACGGGCCTTTTTCTTACCCCTTGGCATTTTGGAGGGGTCAATGTCACCCATACCGCGTGAGGCCATCATGATTTAGTACATCTTTCCACGGGTCTTACCCCGCTGGGCAATACCATCACCACGGCTGGAAGCGCTGGACACCTTACCGCCGGAAGCCATTTTCTTGACTGCTCCGCCGCGCTTCATGTCATTACCCGGTTCATCTTTCATGTATGGCCTTGTGCGTGTTGAAATGCGATCAATGATTGCTTGGGAATTTGCGGTGGCTTCTGCTTTTTTCGCAGCCGCTTGTTTTCGCGCATCCGCAGCAGCACGCAGCGAGTTAACTTTAGCTGCATCGCCTTTGGCAAAAGTGGCTTTTGCTTCTTTTGATCTTTCTGCGGCCTTAGCTCTTTGGTTGTCCATGTACGCTTTGGTATCTTCCATAGAAATTCCTTTTCCTATGTCACCTATGAAAAGGGCGTTGTTAGCTTCTTCTGATGCAAGAGCGGCCTTTCTGCGTTGGCTGTCCTTGTATATGTTGGTATCCAATATAGAATTTAACTTGGGGTTACCGGCAGGGGTTTCAGGGGCTGCAACTTGGGCTGCTGGCGCTGCGGGTCTAGCTGCGGGTTTCTTAGCCGCAGGGGCAATTGCCATGCTAGTGCGTCTACCCTCAGTACCCATATCGGCTGCTGGGGCTTTGCCGTATTCGTTTTGTATGTCCGCAAGTCTGTCCGCTGTGCGTCCTTGGTACGCAGGCATTTGAACTTCAGGCTCAACCGCGTCAAAATCCCGTGACTTTGGACTTTCGCCATCGTCATCAGACTTTTTGTTGCGGTTGTACAAGTACGCTCCGCCAATGCCCAAGGCCGCAAGTGCGGCTAAATCTTTTGCATTCATGTCAACTCCTTAGCAGGGCATGCCGCCCTTGTTCATTTTAATTTGCTTAGCTTTGGTCTTGCCTTTGGAAGCAATGCCATCAGCAGCGCGGACATAACCGCCGGTAGCCATCTTCTTCATCGGCATTGCGGGCTTTTTACCTGCTGCCATTGCTTTTTTCTTAGCAATCATTTCCATGAAAGGGTTTGCTTTAGCCATATCACCACCTCGTTTAAAAGTTTTGCCTTTATCGGCCTTACTAAAATCTTGCCCCACGGACTGTGGAACCCCTACCTTCTTGGCAAACGACGGCGAGTGCGCTATCGCTTCCATGAAATTATGTTGCTTCTTACTGGTCGATGGCATCTGGTTTTACCCACCGCTGCACAGTAGCCGTTTCCCAGATACGAATACTCAACCAAACAATGGTCAATATACCGCCAATAAGTGTTACCACGGGAGTCATCCATCCTAAAAAACCGCCAAGGCCCATTACCACGGCAGCGCCGTCAGCCATTGTTTTTGCGTCATGTGCGTCAGTCATATTATCCTCAACAGTTCCAAGCCTTTAGGCTTTTATTGATACGGGAATTCGGGTCTTTCGCCGTCTTCTCGCTGGTAAGTTTCTTCTTCATCCCAGTCATCCTTGCGCAAAAGGAGTCGCGCCTGCTGCCGCCTTCTGGCTGGGGAGGTTTCAAATTCATACCTTGCTTTTTGGCCGAGGCTCTCCCTTTGGCGTTCAAGCCACCATTGGGATTCTTGCCTTCCTTGCGCGTCCATGCTGCGGTCTTAGCCATAAAACACCGTGATACCGGTAATAGTGCCAACGCTAAGAGTAAGGTACAGCCCTGTAGATGCCAAGATACCTTCACCGGGGATTGTCACGCTAAAAGTAGTGGCTTGTGCAAGGCTTGTTAAATCCATTGTGTACAAAATGTCCCCAGTAGCGCTACCGTCTCTGATTTCAAACGTAACTGCTGTAGATGCTTTTTGGGCTACAACAAAACCTTTAAGGCGTGTTCGCCCAGCATAATAGGAACCGGCAGCACTAAGGTGTGCGCTTTTAACGTCTGTCTGTTGCATAACTAATCTCCTATAAAGCAGGGGCCGAAGCCCCTGAGATTAATTACTGTTGGTTGGCAGGTTGAACTTGATTACCGCTGGAATCGCGCACTGCGTACGAAATTTGAATCGTAGCAGCGCCAGTAGTCAGCGATGTACCAGCCAGCGTATAGGTAATAAAAGTATCAAC